AAATCTTGTCTTCTGGAGCATGGCTAGTGAATTCGTAGAACCAATAGCCTCCAGCGAATGTGTCTTTCCATATTTTCGTACGACGGAACTTCTTGAAGTCCTTGATCCACAGCTCTCGGTCTAGTTCTATGACACCGTCATATGGCGGCACTCCTGTGATGTTAGGCCGAGACAGTGTGATGAACCAAATGTCCATGCCTCGATCATGAATCTTCTGCATGGCACGCTTAGATCTTTGCCAGCGTGAGTATTGGTTGTTGCATGAATTGCACCGTTCGGTGTAGATGGTTTGCCATTCTATCCACTGCCACAGCAGCTTAGATCGGTAGGATGTTTCCTTACCTGTCCAGTCGTTCCTTCGGTACGGCCGCTTGCGTTGAGGACAGGCTTTGCAGGTGAAGCCTGCAAAATTTGTCTTATCTTGTTCTAGGATACGCGAGCGAACATTGTGAACGGCGTGTCTTAGCCATTGAAGGATCGTAACTCCGGGTTTGGGCCTACTAATGGCAACGGAGCCTGCCTCCGCCCACGGTGGCATTTGATTGCTGTTTTTATGAGTAGGTTCGGTAGTGCCTATAGGCACTGTTAGTTTTGAACCTACTAAAGTATCATTAGCCACCGTGTTCCCCGTCCTTCTCTGTCGCAACGCGACTTACATGGGGGACTTTAATCTTGAAGAGTATAGGAGAAGGACGATTGCAGTATATTGGCACTCAAGGTGCAGATACAAATTATTACAACATAGCCAAGGACTTAGCTATTGTGAATGCTAGGAATGAGGAGATTACTGATCGGCAGGGAAATCTGTATGGCTATTGGTGTAAGGTCCAAACGTCTTCGGCGGCAAATGATGCTTTGACTCTATCGTATTGCCCTAACACTTGGAAGGTCCGGAATGCTTTCCGGAAGTTCCATTTCGCTCGCGAAAGCATGTTCCGTGATGCAGGTGTGACGAAGAAAGAGATGGGTAAGTACGGTAGGACACTCCGTCCGTACTTCTCGCAAGATCACGAGACTTCTGGTGATGAATCTCCTTATCTTTGGGACCCCGGGTCACTCGCCGTTGCAGCTGCGACTGGAGGTGAGTGGACCTACTCCACTCTAGCTAGTTCTCCTACTTTTGAGACTGACGAGAATATGTCGGATACAGAGTTGCCACCTGTTGATGAGTGGACTCTGACTATCTTAGATTCCCATCGTCAAGAGGCTATTTCTGACGAGGGTGTAAAGACTTGGTCTTCAGTTGCGATGGTACAAGCATACAATCAGGATAGGATGGAGGAGATCCCTGACGCTACAGCGGATTCTTCTATTGTTGCTTTCAACAATCCTCTGGCGTCTCTTAGAACTCAAACTCTTACTACTGGAGAGATTGTGGATATCGCTCAGGATCAGCAGCTGGAAGCACCACCGTATGACATTGCAGATACGGGAGACTCTACTGAGGCTTGTTGGGATTACATGTGGGTTGGGGGCACTACTGCGGGAGCTACTGCGGCTATGCGCAATTGGGGTCTCTACTTTTTCCCTGCAGGTATTATCACTTTGACTAATAACGCTAGTAATTCGAATGGTTTGGAGATCGAAGTCATTGGGAAAGAGCTGTGCAAGGATGTCGCTTGAGCTTACTGCTGAGCAGAAGCACTTCGTGCTAGGATTGTTCCTTGGCCTTGCTATTCATGAGCCTGTGACTGTGGTGGTTGGCTTATGACTCAGTTTGGATGGGGTTTGATTTCATCCATTATCGCTGATCAGGAAGATGTTGTTCCTGCTTATCGTTGGGATCTTGAAGGTTCCCAATATTTTGAGTTACGTCCGGATCGTGTGTTGCTTGGTTTGGCATATCTCACGAATCCAAGAGTTAGAATTCATTATGACTTGCAAAAGATTCAGGAATTTACCTCCTCCAGAGGAGGTGGTGGGCCCTCTGCGCTGACCCAACCTCCACCATCATCCTCCAGTCATAGCCGACAGGCCCGAGCCTCTGCGCAGGGCGGAAAGTCGGGGGCCCCTGCTAGAGCATCGACGCAAGGGAGCCGGCATCGGCGTAAGAGTTGCCCAAAGGGTCACTATTGGTCATACAAGCATGGTAAATGCATGAAGTCTAAGTTCTGAGATTTTTGATCAGGTTTCCTAAACATCTCTCAAATATCAGTCGTTCTTCAGGTGTTAGGCTTTCGTACCATTCTAAAAATTTGTTAATTACTCTTTTTTCATTAGTCATTATTTTTCCTCCTGTGTATGTCTCCGAATGGTCTCATGTTCACGCCATCAGTTGAACACTTGACCAGATAACCTCTCAGGTACCGCATAACGTCTGTATCTTGTTTCGGTTGTCTGAAGTCCACTCGATCTCCCCATTGGGCGGCTATCTCCTTCATTGGTATCCTGCCATCACTTGTGGCAAGGATATGAAGGTGACCGTTGATCTCGTGGTCGGTACATTGTCTGATGAACGTACCGTCTTTCGCGAAAATCTTGTCTTCTGGAGCATGGCTAGTGAATTCGTAGAACCAATAGCCTCCA